TGGGCTTCTGTCTAAGCCTATCCATAGATTCGTTGTAATGTTCAATATCTTGTTCATAGCTCTGACTGACAATAGCCTCAGGACTGCGAGTATCAAAACTATTGAGAGAGCGCATATCAGCACCATCACCGAGGTCGATAATGTAATTGGGGTTAACATCATATATCAATTCTCCTAGCCAATCAAATCTCTCATTACTTGTAGTCGGGTCTGCGTGAGCGCAACTAAATACAACTGCTGTCTTAGACATAATCATTTCCTTCGTAGGGTATATTTATAACTATAGGATCTATAGTAGATAAAAAGTAGGACTGGAATTTATAAGCGGCATCAAAGTTAATAAAGGGTATATCGTCTTCAAACATCTCCTTGGCTTCTACATCTTCTACACTACAAGTTAACCACCAGTCGCCCCTAGGGCATTGAAACGGTCCATTGATTACTCTGTGTACGTGGTAAGTTATTTGATCCATTCGTCGGGTATCCTTTTATCTGCATATAGAAAGTTATTTTTCTCACACCACATAGCATATGTAGTCTTAGATCCTTTACGTATCTTGTTCCTACTATTGCTGAACACGAACCTTATGTCAAGTTTAGGGTTTTGTTCTCTAACTCTTAGGTGCTTCTTTCTATCTTCTGGTACGAACCTTCCTTTAGATTCAATTATGATACCATTAGGTAGTATGAAGTCAGGGGTGTAAGTCTTGTTCTCTACTAACTTCCAGTTTATCTTAACTGTCTCGTAGCCAAAGTCTACACCCCTGTCCTTGAGGTCTTTCGATATGACATCCTCAAGCCCAGAACGATAACCATTCTTTATAGCTTGTTGTCGGATCTTACTCTTGGTGGTTGCCATATCTCTTCCTCTTCTCTTCTAAGCCATAACAGCCTAGCGTTTTCTATTACTCTATCCTGATTTCCATCGTAGGCTTTAACGACACAATCCCAGAGATCTTCTTCTGTCTCTGCATCTTCTAGTATCTTCTTAGCCTTGACTGGACCAACACGAAACAGACCTACTATATTGTCTGCTGTATCTCCTGTTAGTATCTGAGTATAGAAGAACTTAATTCCCCCGAAGGGGGTTACTTCTAGATAATCGCCTCTAACCATGTTAAAGTGCCAACAGGGTAACTGTAGCATATCTTTATCTATAGAGGCTACACAAGCCTTGTAGTCTAGTCTGGCGGCTTCTTTAGCAATGAGATCATCTGCTTCTTCTCCTTCGCTTATTATTGCTTGGTACTTGCTTTCCATGTAATCTCTGGCGGTCTGCAAGTGTCTAGGTTTCTGAACGCTTTTTCTATTTCCCTTGTAGGTGTATGACTTAGCTATGTCATGTCTGAAGTTACCCTTGCCTGTAAGGTACACAACATAATCTAGACCTAACTCTGGGAATAATACGGTGCTATCTAAAATGAATTGTATGAGGTTATCGACTTTATCTCTTGTGTCTTTTGCCCCTAACTGTTCAGTGGAGAAGGCCGCACGATAAGCAATTATATCCCCATCGATTAGAACCTTCCCCATATCCATTTAAGTGTCACCCCACATCATTTCACCATCTTCACATTCAAAGCCTACAGACTTAACATAGGTGAAACCAAAAGCATGTGCGGCTTCAGCGAAGAGTTGAGCTAACTCATGGGCTTCTGTAATATCGTCCCTACTCATATCAACACTTCCGCTGTAACCATCGTCGTCTTTTTCCATGTACGCATTAACACTTACTCTCATAACACTTCCTTATACAATAAATAACTCATCATCTTCTGTGATAGCATTGTTTTCTTCATAGGGTACATGATCTGTTATGCCTACATTTAGTAAACGTACACCTGCACCTTGAGCATAAATCTCAAACTGAACTTTAGCTTTAGTGCCATTACCTAAAGCACCATCTTCAGAGAAGCTCCATAGTCTTTTCTTCTCTCTTCCTTCAGTCAAGTTTACTATTGTGGGCGCGCCACCATAGTCTATTGTTACAGGCTCACCATTACGATCAGTAAAGTTTTTTACATCGGAGATCTTACGTTTGATCTTCATGTACTTACCTATACCAAGGTCTGCATTACCTTGCCTTATCCTATCACTATTCATAGGGTGTAAGTCTAAACCTTCTTTCTCTAGGTGTCCTATTTGTGCTTCTTCAGTAAAGTAAGCATTAGTAATATACTGCCCACCTTGACTGTGTACTGCTTGTGCGGCGCGTGGTCCATCTGCACTTCCCATATCCGCATTTTCTGGAAATACTTTCGCATATTCTAGTATCATATCCATTGTGTATTTAGCCATGTCGAGTTCCTTTCGGCTGTTGGTATTTATATATAATGCCCTTTTTGAGCAAAGTACGAAGTAGAAATAAAAATAAAGTTAGTGTATGTCTGCGTAAGTCTTACCGAACTGTGCATCTACCCCTAAAGGTACGTTTAGTTCTAGGTTATTATTAAGGTTTTCAATAGCTTGTTCCATTGTAGCCTTAGTTTGTTCTTCTTCTCCTTCTGGTACGAGTGCGATGATTTCATCGTGGAATTGTCCGATGGTTTTAATTCCGTAGCGACGACATAAAGATACCCAACTGTCAAAACAAAATACTCCTGTCCCTTGATTTAATGTAGAGAACTTATCCTTGTCACTACGTAAGCTGTACCAGAATTTAGATACAGGATTCAGTAGCCACATAGAGCCAAATAAGTCCTTTGTACGTACTGTATTAGCTACCTTATCTACTGACCAATTACGTGACCAGAAGGCTTCTAACAATACTGTAGCCTCTTCTTTGTTCATACCTGTATTACGTGATAGAGTAGACGAACCTACACCATAAGTAGCACTATAGTTTACTACTTTGTAATTCTTACGTAGGGACGACAAAGACCTCTCTCCACTGTTATGTTTGTCGATGTCTTCTTGTGTAATTATACCTGCGTGTTTAGCTAAGTCTAAGTGTGGATCAAAGCCTTCTTTAGACATCTCTTCTACATACTCAGGGTCTAATGGTTTCATGTAGTGACGTTTAGTTGTATCCTCTAGTGAGGTCATGTCGGCACCACATAAGCTGTAACCATCTGGACAGGTTAGACAACCTCTTATCTCTTTACCATACGGCTTATCTACAGCAGGTAAGTTAACGAGAGGCTTGGCATGTTTAAACCTAAGAGTGTTAGTTAGACCTGCTATATTAGCTTGTACGTAACCATCTACTTGTGCGTTAACCATAGCTTTGATAACACCTATACGATGAGACAATACAGATAGGCCATCAAGTAAGTTTATAGCAGGTTCTTTATCTGCTAGTGCTTTTACTGATCTACATAAGTCTGCGTCCTTCCTTACTTGTTCTAGCTTTCTAGTGTCGCCTGTAACCTTATCACGTAAGAACTTATAGGTACGGGGTTGCCAACCTAACGAGAATAGCCAGTCCTTAACTTGATCTGTACTGTTAGGGTTAGCTCTCTCTTCACCTACCTTAACTGTAAGTGATTGTGTAGACTGTGGTTGTTTCTGGTCTTTACACAATGCTACCCACTTCTCTCCATTAGATGATAGCGACCCATCCTTCTTGTGCATTACTTTAGGTTTGTTACGTACTGCTGTAACAATCTTACGTGGCATAGCATCAGCAAGTAACTCTGTCTTCTCTGCCTTTAGGCTTTCCCATGTAGCCAAATAACCTTCTGCTTTACCTACATCCAATTTCCACTGTAGGGACTCCTGTTCTTGAGCGCACTCCATCTTGAATGTCATGTAGTCAGTAAGCCTAGTAAGCTCATCTGGGTCAGGGTATAACTTCTTTAGCTTCATGTGTAGGTCACGCCATAACCTTACGTTAATCTTAACGTCTTCCTCACACCTGTACTGATACTCTTCTGGACTTAGGTTTTGCCAATCATCTATCTTAGGTTTAGGTACACCATACATCTCACCATACTGTGCTAGTCCATGCTTCTGTAAGTGGTGGTTTATATACCAAGCTATAGGCAATGTATCTATCAGCCTAGCATCTATCTTTATATCAAGGATCTTTTCCACTACAGGGGTATCATACCTAACTATGTTGTGACCTACTAGTGTGTCAGCATTTAGGAAGAATGTACGCATCTCTTCATAGTCAAAAGTAGACTTTATCTCACCTTCTTCATTTGTGTAAGATAATACGTGTATCTTTGTAGGGTTAAACCCATCTGTTTCTATATCAAATACTGGCATTACAGTAATCCTAACTCTTTGTTTGTTTTTGCGTACTCCCTTTCAAGAGGAGAAAGGTTTTCTTCTACCCACTTGTCATACATCTCTGCGGCTTCTTTCTGGTTCTTACTTGTTCCTATGTAAGTCATTTTATCGTTGGCGTATATCTGGGTGATGTAACCCTTGTTTACTTTATTGTAATAAACACCTTTATATTTTGAAGTAATACCTACTTTTTTATTCTGGTTTCTTCCGTTAAGTGAAGGTGTAGTTGGCCTCAAGTTTTCTACTCTGTTATCTGATTTACTTCTATTTATATGGTCTAGGAGACTAGGTACTTCACCATAATTAAGAAACCAAACAATTCTATGTGCTTTATAGAGAAATTTATTTGAACCATACCACCTGTTAACAACTAGGTATCCATTAGAAGTTATTGTACCTGCTACACTACCTGCAACTCTTCTACTTTTATTATTACTACTTGCACGTTCTTTCCAAACAAGATCGCCAGTCTCAGGTACATAAGATAAGTTATCTGTCATCCACTGTTTTTCTTCGTCACTCCACTCTCTTGCTTTAACCATTATAATATTTCCCTTAACATAAATGTGTCTAGATTAAATGCTAACTTACCTGCTTGTCCTTCTTCTGAACAAGGTCGGTTCTTCTCTACTTTTAGGTAAGTCGTGTTACGCTCTTCCATGTTGTCAGCTTCCTTATCTCTGTGTAGGTCTATGATAACAGATGCACGTTGGCCTATCATCTTACAGTACTTAGGATCTCCGTTTTCATTAGTGTGTGCAATGGTTACAATGCCTACGTTAAGCTCTGCCGCTAACTTAGATAGTCTGATAGACAGGTCAGCTAACATAGCCTCTTTGCTTTCTTCTGATGTACCTACAACTACGTCTTGTATAGGCTCAAAGAAAACAAACTTACAGTCACATGCCTGACTAAAGAATCTTATCTGATCTA